TGCCGACTTCGGTGGCGGCAACCGGGGAGCCGGTCCCGCCGGCACCGACATGAACAGCCTCATCCGCCGCGCCGCCGGGCGCACCTGACAAGGAGAACCCCATGCCGCCCGTCTACAACAGCGCCATCGATCGCAGCGACGTCGGGGCCCTCATCCCCGAGGACGTCTCGCGCACGATCATCCAGGGCCTGCCGGCATCGTCGGTCGCCCTGTCGTCCTTCCGCCGCGCCACGATGAGCCGCGCCCAGCAGCGGCTGCCGGTGCTCTCGGTCCTGCCCGTGGCCTACTGGGTGGACGGCGACACCGGGCTGAAGCAGACGACCGAGCAGAACTGGGCTAACAAGTACCTCGACGCCCGGGAGCTGGCGGTCATCGTGCCCATCCCCCAGGCGGTCCTGGATGACGTCGACTTCGACATCTGGGGCGAGGTGCGGCCCCGCCTCATCGAGGCCTTCGGCGTGAAGATCGACGCCGCGGCCATCTTCGGCACCGACAAGCCCGCCGGCTGGCCGGATTCCATCGTCGACGCGGCGGTGGCGGCGGGGAACGTGGTCGAGGTCGGGGAGTCCACCGGCGATATCGCGGCGGACGTCAACCTCGTGATGGGCAAGGTCGAGGAGGACGGCTTCGACGTCAACGGCTTCTGGGCCCGGCGAGGCATGAAGGCCGCCTTCCGGGGCCTGCGGGACGACAACGGCCAGCCCATCTTCCAGCCCTCCCTGGTGGCCGGCACCCCGGGCACCCTGTACGGGGAGTCCATCCTCTACCCGAGCAACGGCGCCTGGGACGCCACCCAGGCGGACCTCATCGCGGGCGACACCAGCGCGGCAATCCTCGCGGTCCGCCAGGACATCAGCTACAAGCTCCTGACCGAGGCGGTCATCAGCGACGCGGACGGCAAGGTCATCCTCAACCTCGCGCAGCAGGACGCCGTGGCCATGCGCGCCGTCATGCGCGTCGCGTTCCAGGTGGCCAACCCCATCAGCCTCCAGGCACCGAACGCGGCCAATCGGTTCCCGTTCGCGGTCCTGGCACCCGCGGCCCCGTGAGCCGATGGGCCTCCTGACCGTGGCGGAGCTCCGGGAGCACGTGGAGACGTCGCTCCCGGACTCCGCGCTGGAACGCATCCTCGCCGGCGGCGAGCTGGTCATCGCCCAGTGGGCGGGGCCGCTCTCGTTCGACGAGGACGGCCTGATCGTCGAGGTGACCGACGTCGCCTCGGCACCGGGCCGGACGCTGCTGCGCCTGCGCCAGGTGCCGACCGCGATCGCGAGCGTCGTGGACATCCACGTCGGCATAGAGACCGAGGTGGACGCCTCGGAGTACCGGATCGAGGAGCGATACCTGCGGCGGCTGGCGATGGCGCTGTGGGGCGAGTGGACGCGCGTCACGTACACGCCGATCGACGACTCCGCGGTCCGCCGGACGGTGCTCGTCCAGCTCTGCCAGCTGGAGCTGAACGTGCAGCCGGGGATGGCCTCGCAGGGTGCGGGTCCATGGTCCGAGTCGTATGGCAAGTACCTGCGCCAGCGCAACGAGCTGCTGCGCGCGATCCGCCCCGCGGACCCGCCCACGCCCAGGGCGGTCCCCTACAGCACGGCGAGGGCCTGACGATGCGCTTCCGCACGCGCGTCGCGATCCAGTCCCCCGTCGAGGCCCGCGACCCCGCCGGCGGGGTGACCTACACCTTCGAGACGATCGAGGACCTGGCGTCGATCGCCGCGACGATCATGCCCGCGGTCGAGGAGTCCCGCGACCCCGAGCTCATCACCGTCGAGGACCGCTACGACATCGTGCTGGCCGGGCACCATCCCGAGGTGCGCCCGGAGATGGTCGTGCTCGACGGGCTCGCGGTCTACGACATCGTCCGGGTCGCGGCCACGCTGGGTCGTCGAGAGACGGTCCTCGTCGCGCAGCGGGTGGCGATCTGATGCGCGTCGTCGATGGGTCAGTCGGCGTCCTTGTTGCGGAGCTTCGCCGCTTGGACCGCCTCGCGATACTGGTCCCGAGCGAGGTCCTCGCTCTGCTCAGCTTCGCCGGCCTCGCTGGCGGAGATCTCCGACTCGGTCACCCTGAGTTTGGCAGTCCGTTCGGCGGCCACGGCGGTACCGGCTGCCGAGACCTCGACCGCGGTCGCGGCCTCGACGGAGATCGAGGCCGCTTCAGCGGTCGCCTTTGCCGCGTCCGTCGCCTCGGCCGCGGCTTCGGCCGCATGCTCGGCGGCGAGCTTGCTCTTCTGGGCCACCGCCGCTGTTCGCTCGGCCTCGCGCCACTGCCGCAGGGTGTCAGGCACCGAGTCCTTACCAGCGGAGACAACTTCGTGCTCGGGCGCCATGCTGGCCATCCTCCGTATGTCGCGGTGTCGGCGACGCGCCTGTCAATCGGAACGTCGGCGCGGCAATTCTATACCGCTGGTACGCCATGAAAAGAGCGTGGCGAATCACCAACATCGTCGGCCGTCGCGGTCGCGTGATGGCGACCAGGTTCCGGGCGACGCTCGAGGACGGCCCGGCGCTGGCACAGGCACTGGCCCGCCTCGACGACGCTGTCCGGGTGAAGGCATCCAAGGACGCGCTATTCGTTGCCGGCACGGTGATTGCGGAGGAGTGGCAGGGTCGCGTGCCCGTCCTCGATGACGACTACCAACGCTCCCTGGGGGGCGCCGCCAAGGCGGGCAAGACGAAGGCCGGCGCCTCCGGCTCGGTCGCGCCGCGGAAGGTGCCCGGGCTCGATGACGGTGACCAGCCGTTCGCCTACGCCGCGCGGCTCGAGTTCGGCGATGCCGACCGTCCCGCCGAGCCGTCGGCAAGGCCGGCCTTCGACACCGCCCGGGAGCGGGCCGTCCAGGCGGCCGGCGACGTGCTGGCCAAGGCCGCCGAGGGGGTGACGCGGTGACGCTCGGCGACGGGCTGTACACCCACCTCTCGTCGGTGCTGTCGGTCGGCGATCGCGTGTACCCGCTGACCCTGCCCCAGGGGGCCGTCCTGCCCGCCGTGACCTACCAGCTGGTCGGCGGCGAGGGACCGCTCCACAGCCATGGCGACGCCAACCACGGCGCGGACCCCTCGTTCCACCGGTCGCGGCTCCAGCTCGCCTGTTGGGCGCCCTCGGCCCGTGCAGCGGATCTGCTCGCGGCGGAGGTCGAGACCGCCGTGGACGGCTTCACCGGGACCTGGGGCACCGTCCCGGTCGCCTCGGCGCTCGTGGACACCTCGATCGACGACTGGCGCCAGGACGTCGGGAGGTACCGGCGGATCGTCGACGTGCTCGTCCAGTGGACCCGCATCCCATGACCACCCATCCCGCAAGGAGGAACCATCGATGAGCGAAGCCATCGGCACCCTGGGCACCACGCTGAAGCGCGGGCTCCAGGCCATCGCGCAGGTCCAGGACGTCTCGGGCCCGGACCTGTCCACCGACACCGACGAGATCACCAACCACGACTCGCCGGATGGGGTCGAGGAGTTCATCCCGACCATCAAGCGCACCGGCGAGATCACGTTCCCGCTCGTGTTCCTGCCCAGCGACCCCAGCCACGACAACGACACCGGGCTGCTGGCGGCGTGGGCGGACCGCTCCCTCGACAGCTACGTGCTGACGTACCCGGACACCTCGACGTGGACGTTCTCGGCCTACGTCACCGGGTTCTCCAACTCGGCACCGGTCGACGGTCACCTCTCGGCGGACGTGACGCTCCGGCCCTCGGGTGCCCCCGTCTTCGCGCCGCCGGCACCCTGATGGGCACGAAGGCGGCGATCACCGCTCCCATCACCCTGCCTCTGCTCGAGGACGCGTCGTCCGTCCTCGATCTGCCGGACCTCCAGGACGAGCTGGTCGATGTGCCCGAGTGGGGCTATCGCCTGCGGGTCCGCTCCCTCACGGGCACCGAGCGGGACGCCTTCGAGATCTCGCTGCTCGAAAGCCGGGGCAAGAGCCGCGAGGTCAACCTGCGCAACATGCGCGCCAAGCTCGTCGCCGCCTCGGTGCGCAAGACGGACGACAGCCGGGTGTTCAGCGATGGCCAGGTGGAGGCGCTGGGCCGGAAGAACGCTGCGGCATTGCAGCGGGTGTTCCGGGTGGCCCAGAAGCTGTCGGGTCTGGCCGAGGACGAGGTCGATGAGCTGGTCCGTGAACTGGGGGAAGACCCGAGCGTCGGTTCTGGTTCCGACTGACGCTGGCGCTCGGACATCGGTCGGTCGCCGCCTGCCAACGCTCGGTGAGCTCGAGGGAGTTCACCGAGTGGATGGCATACGCGCGCCTCGAGCCCTTCGGGGCGGAGGCGGACGACGCGCGCATGGCCCAGCTGCTGGCACTGATCGCGAACGTCAACCGCGACCCCAAGCGCCGCAAGACCCCATGGACGCCGGACGACTTCCTGCCGCGCCGTGGTCCCAAGCCGGAGCCCGAGCGGGACAGCCTGCGACCGCGGATCGATGCCGCGATGGCAGCCTTCGGCGGCATGCGGAAGCGGTGACCTGATGCCCGGCACCCTCGCCTCGCTGCTCATCAAGCTCGGCCTCGACGCCACGGGAGTGGAGCAGGGAGTCCGCCCGGGCGGAGAAGAGCATCGGCGGCCTGTCCACCGGTGCCGGCACGGCCATGAAGGTCGCGGGCTCGCTCATCGGCGGTGGCCTCGCCTTCGCCGCCAAGGGCGCGCTGGAGATGGAGGACCGCGCCGCCCGCTTCCAGGCGGACACCGGAGCCATCGCCCAGACGGTCGACCCCTTCGAGCGCGCCCAGAAGGCCATCGACACCTTCGGTGCCAAGGCCGGCCCCAAGCTGGCGCAGGCGCTCCAGGCATCGGGTGGCGACCTGTCGCGCTTCGGCTTCGAGCTGGACTCCATCACGGGCAAGACCGACGAGGCCGCGGACGCGCTCGACAGCACGCTGACATCGAAGCTGAAGCTCGCGGTCAACGGCGGACTCGCGATCCTGCGCGGCTTCGGCATGCAGGTGGGCCCCGTCCTCACCGGTGCGGTGAGCGCCATCAGCTTCGGCAAGAGCCTGGGCCTCGACCGGGCGCTCGGGCCGCTGTTCAAGGGCGCTGGGACCCGCGCCGCCGGTGCGTTCCGGGGCGCGCTCTCTGCGACGCTCGGCACCGCCGACCGGCTCTTCGGGCCGCTGATGTCCAAGGTCGGAGACGCCGCGTCGAGCTTCGGGCGCATGGCCGGCGGGAAGTTCGGGATGGCGTTCAAGCTGGCTGCGGGCGTGGGTCTGGCGCTCCTCATCGCGGACGAGCTGCGGCAGCTGGGCGAGGTCCGGCAGGCCAACGTGGAGTCCGCCGCGAACATCAGCGAGAGCATGAAGAAGCTACTCGCGGACGCGCCGTCGCGTGCCGAGGCGGAACAGAATCTCGCGGCGCTCAAGGCCATCCCCGAGAACCTCGAGGGCATCCAGTCCGCGGTCTACGGGTTCGCCGACTTCGCCAAGGGGAACGTGCTCGGCTCCGCCGTCGACGGCCTGTTCGGCGCCAACCCGGCA